AACTATACACAATCATTCTTCTTAAGAGCTGATGCTATGACAGAAGCATCTTTTGAAGAACAAAGATTGCGTATATTAGAAATTTCATCTAACCTTGGGTTCTCTCCATACAAAGGTTTTCGTGATGGTTCATATACGACTCGCACACATATTTTAGATTGGACTTCTAAGTCTTATCAGCTTCAAGATTTTAATGCAATGAGAGACGACATCCAGACAATGGATAAAGATCTTGTTATGCATCCAGATTTTAGTATATCAGGCATTGATTATACAAACTCGCCCGATGCACATAACTTATTTTACGCAGTAAATATGCAGGCAATGTCTGATAAAGATGAAGTAAATATTCATGCTCATATGCCATATATTGGCGCAAAGAAAAGAGCAATCATTTCTAATCTTGGCCAAATTGAGCATATAGTTAAAATTCACGGTGATCCAAGATTGCTTCCAGGCCGTCAGATAGGAATGATAATTCCAAGATCCGGATCTGAAAAAGGCGACCGAGATGAAATGCTTTCTGGTCGTTATTTGATTGTATCTTCAATTCATACATTTGATAATACCGGTTATTATACACGTCTTAAACTAGCTCGGGATGGCATTGACAGAGGTGACTTGCAATATAGACCAGTTGAAGGTGTAGCAGATGTTCGTTATGGAGATGAAGCATTTGATGTTCGACCACAAATAACTAATGTAATTGGACAGAATCCAGACGGTGGCGCTGGTGGACTTCAGCAACAAGGACCTATTGCTACTGAAGTTGTTCCAGGTTATGGTCCTGGTGAAGTTGATCCAGCATTAGCGGCCGCAGTGGCAAATTCAGCTGCTGTGACTGGTGATACGGCGCAAAGACAAGCTGAAGCAAATGGTCAATCTCCAGCCTCTGTTGCTGGTGACGAAACTGGATCCGCATCAGGCCAAGATTTTAGTGCGGGTGATATTGATTCTGGCGAAGCTCCATCTACTTCTCAAGCTGTTCAAGGTACAGTAGTTCCAGATGATCCAGCTTCAGTAATTACTGAAGTTATAGATTTTGGACCAGGATATAATATTGTAAGATTAGCTGATGGTCGTGTTGTAAGACGTCAAGGCGCAAGAAACTGGAGAAATCATAATCCAGGAAATATTGAAGAAGGTGGATTTATGCAAGCCCGCGGTTCTCTTGGTGGAGATCCTAGATTTGCAATTATGCCATCATACGCAGCTGGAAGACAGGCAAAAGCAGACCTGCTGTTTACTACATCCAGTTATAAGGATAAACCAATTTCTGCCGCTATTGCTAGATATGCCCCTGCATTTGAAAATAATACTCAGTCATATGCAAGGCAAGTTATTTCGGCAGCAGCAGTTCCAGCTGACCGCGGTGGCCCTGACGCTAAAATGAAAGATTTGAATGGCGCTGAGCAAGAAAGAGTTCTTGACGCTATGGAAAGAGTTGAAGGCTTTAGAGTTGGTACAGTGACAGAATTAACAGGATATAATTAATGGCTATGTTTAATAATAAAGATGGGTTTAAGTCTACTGATTTTAACTGGTTTACTGGTGTAGTCGAAGATCGCCACGATCCATTAGTAATTAATCGCGTGAAAGTACGTTGCTTTGGCTGGCACACTGAAAACAAAAGAGCTCTTCCAACTGCTGAACTTCCTTGGGCTTCGGTTCTTATGCCTACAACTTCGTCTGGTACTTCGGGCGTTGGTGAAGGTACTCATGGCCTTGTTGAAGGTTCATGGGTTATGGGATTCTTTCGTGATGGTAGTGATGCTCAAGACCCAGTTATTATTGGTACTATTATGGGTACTAATGCCGAAGGTGCTGAACCAACTACTGGTTTCAATGATCCATACGGAGTTTTTCCAAGAGAAGCTGGTACAGACGCTGGTAATAGAGCATTAGGTCTAGATTCTGAAAGAGTTCGGCCAGTTGGTGTGGGAGAACCAGAAGACGCTTATGCACCTCAATATCCATACAACAAAGTCCGTTTAAGTGAATCAGGTCACATTGTAGAATTTGATGATACTCCTGGTGCAGAACGTATTAATATCCAGCACCGAACAGGCGCTTTTATTGAATTAAGACCAGATACATCAATGCGCACTCGTTCAAAGGAACGATATGATGCTATGACACAATGGATTGTTACAGTATCCGGAGATGCTACTATTAACGTTGGTGGAAATATGTCTACCACAGTTCAAGGTAATATGACATCTTCAGTTGGCGGTAATTCATATATTGACACAAAAGGAAATTTGACTTCTCGTGTATCTGGATCGCATTATGGATATGTTACGGGATCCACTATCTTACAGACAAGAGGCAACATCAATGTAAAAACAACTGGTAACTTGACTGTTGACTCTGCGGGTAAAATTGACTTTAGATCTGATGGTCCATTCTCAATTACTGCTCCATCAATGACTATTGACCTTCAAGAAGATTTATCAATTGTTGGTACTAATATGATTACCGATATGTCAGCAACTATGGTTACTCAAGTTCCAACATATCAATTGACTACAGACACTATTAGAGCTGATGCAACGGCTTCACTTGATTTGCATACTGTAGCATTTACTGCGATGGGTCAAGAAACAATAGACCTTGGAACTGATGCCTTAACTTTAGATGCTGTTACTTCGGGCTATATGAATTTTGGCTCTTCTTTAGATGTTTCAGCTGGATCCGAAATAAACATTGTAACCGCAACTATGCAAATAGATGCTGACGCCGAAATGAGTTTAGCTTCTCCAACTATGAATTTAGATGCTGATGGAACTATGAATATCGCAGGTGGAACATCTAATATTGGTTCTTCTGGAACTACAAATATTAAATCATCTCAACTCGAATTAAATCCAGGTGGTACAATGTCTCCTGGTTCTGCATTCTATCCAGACGAAGCTCCTGAAGCGCCAGATGATCCAATAATTCCAGATCCAACTTCACCAAACAATCTTCCAAAGGTTGGATTTGACGCTCTTGAGCGTACGCCATTTGAAGTACAAATCGATGAAGCTGATACTGACATTAGTTTCCCAACACCAAAATATTCTGTGATTAGTCCAGATGGAACTGCTGCATATTCTCAACAAGTTCTGAATCTTCAAAATGTCGGTAGAGCTGGAATCTCTGGCTACTCAGGTCAAAATCTTCAAAACATTACTTCTGATACTACAAACCCAGCTATTGATGGTAAGATTATTTACCAAGACGGTGCTGGGACAACTGTAAAATACACAAATGCTCATGCAACAAGAAATAAAGAAATTGTTACTCAGCTTGAGCAGATTATTATTCAAGCTTGTAAAAACAGTGGATTATCTGCGGAAATATTCTCAGGTGGTATGACTCCACAAAGAAGAACTGGTTCTGATAGACACCTAAATGGCTTCGCGGCTGATGTTCATCTATTCACGTCAGAAGGTAAAAGATTAAATGTTCAATCCCAAGAACTTCGCGATTGGTGTCAACAAGCTAAAAACGCGGGGGCTACAGCCATTGGAGCCGGTGTAGGTTATATGGGTAACGTAGGTGTTCACTTAGATATTTCAGCTGGCAATACAGTTCCAGCTGGTTCTGCTACGTATTGGGGATCGGGTGGTCGTTCTGCTAATGCTCCTCAATGGTTAATTAACGTTATGACTAGCTAAAGGAGATTATAATGCCTGCTGTAGTTGTTCAAGGTTCTGCTTCAACCGGTGATCCATGTGGAGCTCCACCAAGACCACCATCTAGTTTTAGTGGAGATGTAAATGCTGGAGGAAAACCAGTGGTAAGGCAAGGCGACGCATATGCCGCACATGCTTGTCCAAATTCACCACCGCATGGTGCTTCTGCTTCAGCAGGTTCTGGAACAGTAAATGTAAATGGTCAACCAGCTCACAGAAATGGTGATGCTATTTCTTGTGGAAGTAGCGGAGCTAATGGCGTTGGTAGCGTAAACATCGGTGGATAAGGTATAAATAATAGCATGAGTACAGAAATTCTATCAGACGCAAATCCATCTAGAGTCGGGGTAACTGCTAAAGTTATGGCCCGAGTAAAGCCATATACTGATTTAGATTTACGTTTTAAGCCTCATCCCAATTTTGGTGATGTTGTACCATTAAAAGATATTGCTGCGATCAAAAATTCTATTCGCACTATATTATTAACGAATAAAGGTGAGAGACCATTTCAGCCAAACTTTGGCTGTAATATTACTGGTTATCTTTTTGAGCAACCAGATCCTATTACATTATCATTTTTAGAAGACGAAATTAAAGACGCACTAGGACTATATGAACCTCGCGTAATTACAGCTGATGTTAAAGTTGAAGATAACACTGACGCTAATGCGCTATTTGTTTCAGTATCATGCATCTTAGTATCAACACAACAACAAATTGATGTTGAATTATTTTTAGAGAGAACTAGATAAATGGCACAAATTAAGAACGTAACCGAACTTGATTTCGATCAGATTAAAACTAATCTAAAAGTTTTTTTAAGTTCTCAAGAAAAATTTAATGACTATGATTTTGATGGCGCAGGGATGAATGTTCTATTAGATGTTCTTTCTTATAACACTCAGTATAATGCGCTTTTAGCACATATGACAATGAATGAAGCATTTTTAGATTCTGCACAAATAAGATCTAACGCGGTGTCCCACGCTAAAAACTTAGGTTATACACCAAGATCTAGATCTGCTGCTGCTGCGAAATTAAATGTTACTGTAACTGGAGACTCGGAATCTCCTGCTACTATTTCTATACCAAAGGGATATAATTTTACAGGACAAATCGGATCTAGTACTTATACATTTGTGACTAATGCTGCATTTAACGCTAATAAAAGTCAATTTAACAACCAATATGTCTTTAATCAAATTCAAGCTTACGAAGGTAAGCTTGTTAACTTAACGTACCGAGTAGATAATAAAGAACAATTTCAAAAGTTTAGAATAGCAGATCCTAATATTGATACTTCTACTATGGTTGTGCGAGTTAGAGATTCATTAACCTCAAGTGACTATGTTTCCTATACTCATTACGATAATATTCTAAATGTAAATAATGAATCAAAAATTTATTATTTACAAGAAAATGGTAATAACCAATATGAGTTTTATTTTGGAGATGGAGTATTAGGTTATCAACCTTCGACAGGCCAAGTTGTGGAGCTAACATATATTTCTACAAATGGTATAGAAGGAAACGGCGCTAAAACGTTTACGGCAAATTCTTCAATTGGAGGATTTACTTCTATCTTAGTTGTAAATAGTGATGGCTTTGAAAAAACCTTAACTGGGGCCGAAAAAGAGACAATTGATTCGATTAAGTTTAATGCTCCTAAGTTGTTTGCTGCACAAGATAGAGCTGTAACTTCACAAGATTATAGATCAATTTTACTTGCAAATTTTGATTACATAGAAGATATATCTGTTTGGGGCGGAGAAACTGCGGTACCTCCAGTATATGGAAAAGTTTATATTTCTATTAAACCTAATGACGCAGAATTGCTAACAGACTCTACAAAATCGTCAATCGCTCGCTTTTTGAAAGATAAAAATGTTGGATCAGTTACTGCAGAAGTTGTAGATCCAGATTATACTTATTTAAATATTGAAGCATTTTTTAAGTACGATTCGCATAATACTTCTAGAACTAAAACACAATTAGAATCTGCGGTTAATCAAGTTATTCAAAACTATAATGATACTGCCTTAAAAAAGTTTGACGGTGTGTTTAGACAATCTCAGTTGTTGCGTCTTATCGATGACGCTGACCAAGGTATTTTAAATTCTACAATAAGAATTAAAATGCATAAACATATATTCCCTATTGCAGGTGTTACTTCTTCTTACAATATTAAATTTTCTGCTCTAATGTATCTCTCAGATTCTGATGAATCTATTATTAGTTCCAATATATTTCACACAGACGATGCTGGTACCGAAGGCACGTTTACTGACATTGCAATTGCAGGATCTACTGACAGACAAGTTCAAGTAGTATCTGCTACAACTGGAAATGTAATTATTGCTAATGCAGGAACTGTAAATCCATCTGAGGGAACGATTAGTCTTAGCTTAAATATTACTTCGACATCTGTAATAAAAATATATGCTAAAGCTGATTCGAATGATATTGCTCCAAAGTTTAACCAACTTGTAGCTATTGAAGTAGATGACGCTGAAGATGCAATCGAAGTAACTGGCGAAATAGATACTATTGCGACGCAGGGCTCTGATGGCGCTGCTAATTATACAACGTTCTCAAGACATTAATAGGGTCTCATGGCTGATAATAGAACAAATATAGAAAGCCCTAGTGTTGAGCAACTAATACCTCAGCAATTAGTAGGTGACTCTCAAGCTTTAATTGAATTCTTAAAGGAATATTATAAGTTCCTGAATCAAGATCAAGAGCCAACTCATGTAATTAACACAATTATTCAAAATAAAGATTTGGATGACGCTGTTGATGCATATATTGATATGGTTCGCAAAGAGCTTGGTCATGGAATGGCCACTAAGCTTGAAGCTAATAAAGTAAACTTATATAAACACATTGGTGAATTTTATAGGTCTAAAGGTTCTATTGATTCTTTTAAATTATTATTCAGGCTTCTTTTTAATAAAAACGTAGAAATTTCTCTTCCTAAAGAACAAATTCTTGTTGCTTCTGACGGTAGATGGGTTCAGCAAACATCATTGTTTGTGAATATATCAACTGGAAATGCTTTTGACTTAGTCAACTCATTTGTTACAATTAATAATACTAATGGTTCATCTGTAATAGTTGAAGTTGAAAGAGTAAGAAAATACGATGATTCTGGCATTTTTGAACTTATTGTTTCAAGATTATTTGTAGGTCAAATTAATGATGCTGCAACATTTACAGAAAATTCTATAACCGGGACAGTTATTAATTCTCTGTCAGCATATTCAATTAGTTATTCTGGCGAGGATGGATTTAAAGTCGGTCAATTACTAGATGTAGTAAGTGGATCAATCACTGGAACTAAAGTTAAAGTTACTTCAGTAAATGCTACTAATGGTATTACTGGTATTGAGTTTTTAGAATTTGGAGCTAATTATCCCTCTACGGTAACACTACAAGTATCAGTAGATACAACTTCTTTAAATAATGGTATTTTAATAGGATCAGTAATTACTGATACTAGCGTAGAAAATATAGAAGCATTAAAAGTATCAAATCCAGAAAAAGCTATAATTTATTTTACAAGCACCGCGGTTTCTAGATATTCTGGATCATATTCAACTAATAAAGGGTTTCTATCTGACGACATTTACCTGCAAGATAACTTTTATTATCAGCAATACTCTTATGCAATTAAAGCTGATGAGCAGTTTTCGCAATATGAAAGTATAGTAAAGCAAACTATTCATCCATCAGGTATGATTATGTTTGGTGAATTTGAAATTACTAATGAAATTGACGCTACTGCAGCGATTCAGCTATTGGGAAGACTTTATCGCGGGTTTTACAGTGATGCAGTTAGAACAGATGATACTGATACTATAATTGATACAACAAAGCCATTAGCTCATACCGCTACTACTTCTCAATTTGTTATTTACGAATTTACTAAGGGTGTGGCAAATACTGATGATATTGTTAATACATCTGATCTACATGAAAAGTTTTCAACAAAGCCATTAGCTCATACCGCTACTACTTCTCAGCACGTATATAGAAATATAACAAAGCCTTTCGAAGAATTAATAGAGTCTCAAGATAGCAACTTAGTTGAAGGTCCACAGGTTTATGCAAATGATTACTTTTTGCAAGATTATTCTACTGATTTAACCATTGATACTTTAAAAGGATATAAGTGGAATTTAACAAAACCATTCTTTGAAAGCATTGCTACTTCTCAAATTGATCCCATTTTTAATTTTACTAAATCCGATACAGATTTAGTAAATACCTCGCAAATTGTTGATAAAAATACTACAAAGCGACTTGTTGATGTTGTCGGGGCAGAATCAGAAGATTTAATCTTTGATACGCAAAAGGTATTATCGACAAACGTTTTATCAAGTGAGCAATTGTCGAATGATATGGATAAACCTTTACCTGGAGATAGTATAAATACTATTGTCGACGGGATGGCTGAGATTAATCCATATTCCCCGTTTTATTTTGAAGAACACTATTCAGGCGGCCCACGCTCTGATTTTACCTAACTTAGGAGAAAAACCAAATGTTAATGAATGAAAGCTTAAAGGCTACCGGCCAAGTCTCAGTAGAGATTTTTGATCCGTCTGGCTCTTTAAAAGAAAAAATTCACATCCCAAACCTTGTTGTAACCACAGGTAGAGACTACATTGCTCGTCGTATGGCAAACACTGACGACGCTGTGATGAGTCATATGGCTACTGGTACAGATAACACAACTCCAGCGCTTGCTGACACTACCCTTGGTACTGAAAATGGTAGAGTTGCTTTAGATTCTACTTCGGTAGCTGCTAACGTTGTAACATATCAGGCGACCTTTGCTCCTGGCACTTCAACTGGCGCGCTTGTAGAAGCTGCTGTTTTAAATGCTTCTTCTGCTGGTACAATGTTATGTCGTACAACCTTTGATGTTGTAAATAAAGCTGCTGCAGATACAATGGTTATCACTTGGGCAATTACAATCTCATAATAAAATAAAGAGAAGTATTAATGACTGCTGTAATCACTTCATCATTTCACACCAATGTTGCTAATTCTGTTTATGAAGAAATTCAAAGTAGAAGCGCAATTTATCACTATTTTGTCGGGCAAGTGCTGGCGTGGAGTGATGAAAATGATCCCCCTGTTCCTAATGGCTCTTACGTGTATGAAAACAGCGTAAGAAATAGTATTGTACAAACTAAGCAAATTCAAATTAATGATGTAATACATGTTCTTCCAAGAATAAATTGGGAAGCGCAAACTGTTTATGATATGTACGATGATACTTATACTTTAGATAATACGTCAGCCACTGGAGCAACGTCATTAGCTGAAGCAGTATTTTATGTTCTTACTGAAGACTTTAATATCTATAAATGTATTTTTAATAACAACGGTGGAGCTTCTACTGTACAACCAACTGGAACTAGTGCCAATTACATAGAAACCGGTGATGGATATGTTTGGAAATTTATTGCCTTTATTCCTTTAGGTTTAAGAAATAAATTCCTAACTACTGCGTTTATGCCTATTACAAGGTCTATTAAAAATAGGTATTACTCAGAAGGAACAATTACTTCTTATAATATTTTAGATGGCGGTCAAGACTATGATCCAAATGAAACATATGCTGTTATTAGTGGGGATGGCTCTGGCCCATATGCAAAAAGACTATCATCTATAGTAACTTATGACGTTCAATATAAAGACGGAACTAACGAGAATGGTTTTGGAAAAAAATTCTATATAGACAATACCGTAGCTCCAGAATTATATTTAGTTGAAGAAAACACTTATAGATTTGACCAATCACATTCAAATAATTCTGGTATAACTATTAAGTTTTCAACAACAGACGATGGAACTTGGCATAGTGGTACCGAATATACAACGGGTGTAACTTATGTTGGAACACCTGGTACTTCTGGTGCATACACACAAATTGTAGTTCCTGAGAGTGCTCCAGATTTATACTATTATAGCGAAAACGATGAATACGCTGGAAATCAAGTTTACACGTTACAGAACGCTGGAGTAGAAGGTCAAGCAAATATTCAACTTGTAATCGAAAACGGTGTTATCACGGGCTTACAAATTTTAGATGGTGGATACGGTTATACTTCTGCAAATTTAAGTATTTCTAAAGATATTGGTGATCCTGGAACTGGAGGATCAATTACTTTAAATCTTTCAGAAGGTGACTTGGCAACACAACAATCGAACGTTGAGCTTCTTGCTGTTGACGGAGAAATAAGTTATGTCGAAAT